TATCCATTTTATTGAATGCATGTGCATTCAAGAAAAAGGGCACAGGGAAAAATCCAGAGGCGTCTGGGAAGAGTTGTTCAAATGCCTGTTTGTATTGGGGCTTATAAGTGGTATAATATCTGACACTATATCTTTCTGCACCATGGTTATTGCGCATTACTGGGGCGGCAACATACAAGGGCTTGGCGAATTGTAAATACGTCTCTTCTTCAATACCAATGCCCCAGAATGTTTCATTGGGTTTATACATGGATTTATATCGGAGATGTTTGACAAATTCTGTATAACCCATGGCTATTCATGCCGTAGATATTTGTTTCTTTATGCGAAACGGCTCTAAATCTTTGCGACATACTTATACTCCCTTAGTAGAGATGTGCTTCAGTGCTGAAGTGAGTCTTGTGACATTTTTAATTGGTACAATATTCTCGGCAGTTATATTTCAATTGGGAACACCCCTAGATAAGATTATAGGATTATTTGGGGTATATGTTTCTCTTATGCAGGGTATAGAATTTCTTTTATGGAGTCATCAAACATGTGACCAGTATCATAAGAATGTATCCGTTCTAGGCGCCCTGCTTAACAGCGCGCAGCCGATTGTTCTGGGAATACTGGCACTTATATATAGTACTCGTGTGGAGAATAAGGGATATGTATTATTACTTGTGGCAGCCCTATGTCTATATGGTGTGTATTCTTATATTGGTAAGACTGCTTTTATTCTAAGTCCCGAGCTACATTGTACGCAACCCAGACCGAATGACCCTCATTTACATTGGAATTGGGCACAAAACTACCCTTGGTCGTCAGATTGGTTAGTATATATAAGTTCTATAGTACTTATATCTATTCTCGGAATGCCCACTCTTTTACAAGGATTTGGGTTGGGTGCATATTTCTTAATCTCTATGATTATTACGGGATTGGTATATCCGAGACAGACTGTGGGCTCTTTATGGTGCGTATTTGGAGCCTTGACCCCTCCTTTATATTATGCGTCGCGTGTCTTAAAAATAATAAGGCCTTAGCCAGCTTACTTGCTTACAAATGTATCTGCATGAAAATCCTTCATCATCCGCTGAATATCTTTTGCCACTGTGAGCAGCTCGAACATTGTGTTATAGAAATCTTCCTTTGTTAGACCTTTTTGTTGCGTGGTAGGAGTATCAGAAGCAGGTGTTGCCGCAAGCGGAGTAGCTGCTGCCGCAAGTGTAGGCGGGTCTGTAACATGGGAACCCTTTCTCTGGAGGTTCTGCCGTTTTACAATTGCTTCCTGAACTGCCCTTTGACTCAGTCCCGTATATTTCATGATTTGCTCTATCGGCCGATTGTCATTGAAATGATAATCTGCTGCTAATGATTTTAGCCTTGATAGGATAGATCCTGTAGTCCGTTTGTGAATTTCTGCAATTTCTGCGTGCGTAAGATTTTTCTGAATTTCTGTAAGAAGTTGGACGACTTCTTCATCTGCCCAAGCCTTTCCAAGATTCGCGAACTTCTCAGGGTTTCCTTCTTTTAGATTTTTAATGTGAATTGCTGACATTTTTGTCTTTGGTGGGACTTGTGTAAAAGGTGTGCTGGCGTGGTTCAATTTTTCTAAATAGACCGAATAAACTCCCAGCTCAAATCCTTACAGATGAGCTGCCAAATCTTGTCCTGGTTATATAGTTTATCTCTGTTTTTCAGAAGGGGAAAGCACTGGAGATAATTGTCCAACTCCAGAAGCTCGCAGAACTTATACAGAACATAGGAATATGACAAGAAATTACTGCGGGTCTTAGGGCAATGTTTGACGAATGACCCCTGGATTTCCTTGAACATGAATCGCAGTTTCTCTTCTACTTCGCGAGACATCACGGGAGCATTCTTGCCATTGATGCGGTTCAAAATATAGGGGACATGCTCGTAGAAATTCGTGCACTTGAGCTTTTTCAAGATTTCTCGCACTTTTACAGGTTTAATACTCTCGGCGTTTGTGATACGCTCCTTCTTCAGCTCTTCCAGAATCGCCTGGAATACATCCTCAGGAATTTCTGTGCTTTCCTTGGCCTGGAATTGCGCGAGCCACTCATTGAAATGGTTAATGCGTTTATAGGCATAATATGTCACCTCACGAGGCGGGTCCTTGTAACTCGGCTTATCACTATCAATCAGCACAAATTCCTGGTGGCCGCAAGAATCACAGAAAAACAAGGCCTCGTTATTACTGAACGTCATCTCTTTGTCACACATTTCACACATTCCATGGGGGTCTTCAAACGACGTTATGGCCGCCTTTGCATGCTCTGGGTCAACTTTCTGTAGATATTTCTCCAATAAAACTTCACGTCCTTCGCGTTCTTTCTGCGCAGGCGCGGACTTTTGGTGCTCCTGCAGCTGCACATGGTCGCCCTTCTGTAAGGCAGCCAAGACACTCCCAGGTTTAGCCTTCACAATCTTTGACACACCCACTTGGTTTCCGCTTTGGATTTTATCTTGTAAGTCATAATAATTAAAGAGAATTTCACCGGCGCCAAATAAATAATCATATACAGGTTTATTATTTAATAAATCTTCCTTCTTTCGCCGCAAAGAGTTCATACAATCCTCATATTGACTCTTTAACACAATATCATTTGTTGCCTGGAGTTTATCATTATATTCAGAAATCTGCTCATCAATGTTTGATATATCCTCTCTCTCTTTCTTTAATGAATTGATGTTTATCTGATGAAGATTATCAAGAGTAGTTTTTCCTTCTAATAGACTTCGTTTTGTATTTGGTCTAGTATTAAATAAAGAAGAGGGTTGTTTATCTGTCATTCTATGATGCCTTTAAGAAGAAGTTTAGACCGGGTCTTGCGGCTTCATTTATAAATTTGATATAGGGGTTAGGATAATACATACAACCATGAAATACACCAAAGAACTTTTAGAAGATATTCTGAAAGAAGGTGGGGCGACTGTGTTAGAGACGGAGTCTCGGTTACCCGTAGGGTTAGAGACGTATGAAATATATAATCAACGCCTCAGAGTTAAGTTTCTCTGCTCTTGTGGGGTGGAGACAAGCAAACGCTTTGAGATGTTGAATGTGCATCGCCTTCCTTATTGTGAGGGTGTAGTTTGAGGGTAAAGGAACAGAGGAAACAAGAAACAAATCTCATTAAATATGGCTGTACAAATACAGGCTCTGTCCAGGAGGTAAAAGATAAAATAAAAGAAAGTTATAAAGAAAGATTCGGATGTCATCCAAAACAGATCAAAGAAGTTCAAGATAAATGGAAATCTACATGTATGAAGTTATATGGAGGACATCCAAACCAGAATAAGGGCGTCCAGGGGCGAAGCACCAGCAGGGAGCAGAGCTCCCAGGCAAAATCTGAAGCAACTTCCTATAAGTTTAGAGGCTATATGATGCCAAGTGGAGAAATTGTAAAAGTTTAAAGATATGAGAATATCGCATTAGATGAATTAGTCCAAAAATATGAAGAGGAAGACATTGTCATAGGAAGGTCAAGCATTCCAACAATAGAATATCACATTAATGATGTTAAACATGTATATTTCCCAGATTTGTTTATAAAATCAGAGAACAAAATCATTGAAGTAAAGTCAGAGTGGACGATTCAATTAAGAAGAGGAAACGTGCAAGAGAAGGCTTTAGCGACCATAAAGGCTGGGTACAAGTATGAAATATGGATTTACAATGATAAGAAAGTAAAAGTGGAAACGAGGGTTTATTAAAAGCGAAGCCTAAATTAAGAAATCAAACTCTCCGGCTCGTTTTCCATTTTTCCAAACTGGCGCAAAAACTCAATTTTGGAAATTTTTTTTCTTATGATATGAATATAAGATGACTGGCGGAGGTTTGATGCAACTTGTGGCTTACGGCGCGCAGGACGTTTATCTGACGGGCAACCCGCAGATCACCTTCTTCAAGGCGATCTACCGTCGCCACACCAACTTCGCGATGGAGTCCATCGAGAACCCTTTCAACGGCAACCCTCGCTTCGGCAACCAGGTGACCTGCACTATCCAGCGCAACGGTGACTTAATCCACCGCATCTACCTCCAGGCGACGCTCCCCTCCGTGAAGCTCACGGCGGCGGACGGCTCTGGTGCGCAGTTCCGCTGGCTCAACTGGGTGGGCCACAACCTGGTCGACTACGTCGAGCTGCAGATTGGCGGCCAGCGCATCGACAAGCACTACGGCGACTGGCTCCACATCTGGAACGAGCTCACCCAGGAGGCGGGCAAGCAGGCGGGCTACGCGAAGATGGTGGGCAACGTGCCCCAGCTCACCAACCTGATTGTGCAGGGCGGTGAGGACTGC